GTGGGGATGTGTATCCTTAAAACCTTATATATTGCTTATATAATAATAATAATAATAATATAATATATATAGATATAAAATAAAAATACTTCTATTCAATTTAATACATTCTAACATATAAAATATTAAGTATAAACTTTATCTTAATATATAATATAAAAGATTAAGGATAAACTTTATCTTAATTAATTAAGATAGTGTAACTACTGATATGTTTATTCTATAAATATATTGAATCGATGAAGTTGTTTATCCTATTAATATCTCAGCCTGGCCAGGAAGCCCCCCACCCCACCCTAAACTCAGAGACTTTTTTTTAGAACCGTCAAGTTTCATTTTGTCAAATTCAAAAGTGCATCCAAAAAATTTTTCTATTTTTCCCAAATCGTCAAAATGATTTTCTCTTGCATTCTCCAAGTAAACCAATACAATGTGTACATCTTAACCGGAGGTTTATATGCCAGCAGACAGTTCTATACCAATTTCGCAAACCATTCCAGGAACAGTCACGCTTTCTGCAACTGGTCAATCTCATGTTCACGCATTTGTGTTGCAACCGGATTGTGATTGCACTATTCAGTTTTTTGAAGCGGATGGAACAACTGCAATGTCAGGAAAAATTCATATTCCGCAATATGAAACGCTTACTAGTGCAGTACAAGGTGGCGGTCTTTTGATAAGTGCTGCTGGTGTAAAATTAACAGTATCTGGAAATACATCTGGAACACTAAGTGGATTTGTGGCCGTAAACAAATAGTTATCAGGTCACTAAAAAATGGCAAAGAAAAAACCAGCACCGAAAACAACTCCTAGAACTCCAAGGTCGAAAAAATCGATCACGGAGTCTATTTCGTATGATACTGGAAGTTACCAAACTGGTTGGGGCCCATTTTGGAACGATCCTTCCGAATATGGTGCATTTCAGTTTCCTAATGCGGGGATGGGTGGTTGGGTCAATCCCGCTCAATTAGCGGTTAGAGACAATTACCTGTCAGGTGAGCAACTTCCTATCTATCTGTCTTGGTGGCAGCTTAAAAGCATCAGGGATAGAGCTAGATTCGTATTTGCGACTAATGAGTTTGCTCATGGGTTAGTTCAATGCTTTCAATCATTTGTTGTTGGTTCTTCGGGATTTAAATGGCGAGTTGCATCAATCGATTTAAAGAACCCAGTTCCAGAAGACCTGTTAAAACGCTGTCAGGCATCACTCGATATATTTCGTGAATACAACAGTATGGTGGATGTTGAGAATGAAATTGTGTACAGACTCCATGTTGATGGAGAGGTATTCATTAGAAAGTTCCCACAAGCTAATGGAATGCTCGTAATTCGCTTTATCGAGCCAGAATTGGTTAGAGGGTATGCAACAGACATTGGTTCGCCAAAAGACTCATTTGGTATCATTTGCGAAGAAGACGATATTAACTCGGTTCTTGGATACCAAGTGATTTTAAAGCCTAGTGTATCTAGAGAACCAACATTCATCCCTGCGGATGAGATTATACACATCAAAATTGGCACAAATGCGAATGCAAAGCGTGGATTGACCACCTTCTACCCTGTGTTTCAGAATTTGACCAATTGCGAGGATATTTTAGCCTCTACGGTCACGATGGCGAAAGCCAGGGCAAAGGTTGCGATGATCAGGAAGGTAAACAATGTTGCCCCTGACTCAATGGCATCCCTTGTTGACTCACAAATTGATGCTACGCTCGGTGGCAGCAATAATATGGGTGCAACCGAAAACATTGGGCTGGAGAGATTCGGCTATGGATCGATCATCACAGCACCCGCAAACATCGACTACGAGTTCCCTGGGGCGAATGTTGACGCTGCTGGACTTATCCAGGTTCTCCAAGCAAACCTTAGATCACTTGCAACACGATTTGGGATCAGCGAAACCCTCATGTCAGGTGATGCTAGCAACAACAACTACAGTTCGGCACTTATTGCAGAAGCTCCAGCACGAAGAACCTTTGAGCGATGGCAAGGGATTGTTGGAAGATCCTTGGCCGAATGTCGATTCGAGCCAAACAAGTCTCTAGCTTGGTCACAGATTCACCTTGCTTCCGAACACGGAATCATCCCAAAAGAGATTCTTAAGAACATTAAGATCACTTCTGAAGCGTATTCTCTTCAATCAAGAGAACATCAGAAGGAAGCTGAGATGAACAATGTGTACCATTCGATGGGTGTGAAGTCGATTCAAACGATTCGCTCCGAATTAGGCCTTGATAACGATACCGAAGCATCAAACTTCATCAAGCCAATTGTTGATGAGAAAAAGGGTGCTACCGAAATTGATCCGATGAATCCTTCATCAAGGATTGAGTCTGGAAGTGCTACTCAAGGAATCGGTGGTGGCGAGCAAGTCCAAGACTCCGCTCTTAATGGGGCACAGATCGCCAACCTTGTCGATATTATTCATCGATGCACTATTGGTGAGATTCCAATGGAAAGTGGCAAGGCGATTGCCAGAGCATCATTCCCTGCGATTACACCTGAGATTATCGATCTCATGTTCCGTGATGTAGTGGTTAAGATCCCCGAACCAGTACAACCTTTGTCAAGTTCTTCAGCAGAAAAACTTGACTCGACTGAACCACCACCAAACCTTCCCGCTGCAAAAGCACCAAAAACATCGACTGTAACAGGATAATTGTTGACAACACTAGACGATTGGATGTAATATCATACTATGAATGCCGTCATCGAAAATAAACCAGGTGTAGTTGACCGAAACAAGTGTATTGTTTACGGTGTAAAAGTCCTTGGATTTAGCTCAATGAATGGCAGAATCTACGATCCAAAAGCGATTCGTGATGCAGTTCCGCTTTACGAAAACGCTCCAGTAAATAAAGACCACAAAACCGAAGCACCTTTGTTTTCTGATCGGCTAGGATGGCTTCAAAATGTCCGTTTTACCTCCGAAGGTTTATACGCTGACTTCAGATACAACCCCCATGCTGATGGGATTGATTCGTTTTTGTGGTTTGCTGAAAATAATGGCCTCGGTGATGTAGGCTTTTCCCATCTCGTTAGTGGAAAATCGATTCCAGATCAAGATGGTACAGAAAGAGTTGTCCGAATCGACAGAGTAAGATCGGTGGATCTAGTTGCTAATCCTGCAACTACCACCACCATTTTTGAATCCAAGGAGACTGCAATGAAAAATGACAAAATGATGACCGAAGAAAATCCTGTCAAGGAAATGTATAAGGAAGAGGTTCCAGATGCTGCACCCGCACAAGAACCAACTGCTTCACCGGATTCGGAAGAACCGTCTTCTGATATGCTCAAGAAAATTATGGAAATTTGCGTTGGCCCAGGTGAAGGTTCGGCAAAAGGTCAGATGATTCTTGACCTTATTGCCAATGCAACTGGCCTCGGTGGCATGACTGCTGAAACCTCAGATGTAACAGGAAATCCTACTTCTGGAACACCAGCACAAGCTAAAGTTGGTGATACTGAAGAAGATCCAACCGAAGATGAGCTTGAAGAATCTTTAAAAGAACTTCAAGACCTTCGCAAGTGGAAGGCCGAAAAACTCAATGAAGAAAAAATATTCTCTCTGCTTAAAGAGAATAAACTAGAGGCAACACCTGTTTTTGTAAAGCAACTTTCCGCTATCGGTGAAACGATGTGGGCAGAAGCGATTGAAGACAGGAAAAAAGTTGCTCTTGTGAGAGCTAGTGTTAAGCCGATCAGTTCGACTGCAATCCAAGGCGAGTCGAATTATCAACAGTTCCGTGAAAATGTCCTTGGAAAGTAAAGCCATCATTAAGGAGTCCTCTAAATGGCAATTACTTACAGTTTTAATGCGACTAATCCTGTGGTGGCTCCAGTTGCCACCGCTAAGGCGATTCAAGTTGGCGATTTAGTAGCTTTATCTTCGGGTAGTGCTATTTCCGCTCTTGATTTTACTTGGGATACCAATTTGGCAACCACTCAAACTGCGTTTGCGAGTGCTTTCCTAGGTGTTTCTGGTCAATTAAAAAGAGCAGATATCCCCCTTGTTTACGGTAACTCAGTAGCCAACCAAATTCGTGTTGACTGCTCTGGTATCTACGCTGGTGATTATACTGGTTCAGCCCTTTTAGTTGGGGATTTCGTAGGCCCAACGGCAGTATCAAATGTTCTTCAACCACAATCTTTAGTTAAAGTTGCGTCTGCTGCTTTAGCTATTGGTAGAGTTGTTGAGGCCTTAGCTGGCACAGGTACTGTAAAATTCCAATTGTTGTCCGCTCAGAACCCTGTGGCCAGATAATCCACAACTTTTTTAGGAGATTAGCATGAAGAGTCTAGGTAAAAAGCTGAAGGAATTCGGCCAACAAAATGGTTTGGCTAAAACCAAGCAGTTCTTTTCGGAATCCATTTCCAAAGGCGATATCGCTGTAAGCAGAATTTCCCTTAGAGGCCTTGCAGAAGGCATCATGGGTGACGATTGGGCCGAACAACTTAATCGCTTCAATGGCCCAGATCGAACCTTTATGGAAGCAACCGAAGCAGTAGATGCTTCTAACTTTGCTGCCATCACAGGTCAGATCCTTATCACTACGGTTCAAGAAAAGTATAAGTTAGCATCATTCATTGGTGATCAACTTGTATCGACCATCCCTGCTGGCCAGAACCTTTCAACTGAGATCATTCCTTGGTTGTCTGATATCAGCCCTTCGCCAGAAGTGGTTCAACCTGGTATGCCTTATCCACAAACCCAGTTCTCTGGTAACTATGTACGACTTCCAGCCATCGAAAAGGTGGGTAGAATTTGTGCGATTACCGCTGAAATGATTTATTCGGATAAGACTTCACAGGCCTTGGCATCTGCTGAATCTGTAGGTACTTATTGCGGTCTAGTGCGTGAAGAAAGAATTCTTAACACGGTACTCGGCCTCACAGGTAGCTATGTATACGGTACTGCTGCTGGTGCAGAAGCTACTCTGAATACCTATTCAGCAACCGCTCAAGCTGGCATGACTTTTGGTTTCATCAACAAGGTGACTTCTTATGCGTTGAGCAATTTTGCTAGCATTAATACGCTAGAACAATTGTTCTACCAGATGAAAGACCCCAATACTGGTAAACCAATCGATATCTTTGGCCCTGGTATGCAAATGCTTGTTATGCCTTTCCAAAAGTATACTGCAAGTAGGATTCTCAATCCTCAGACAGTTACCAAAAATGGGCCTTTTGCCACTTCTGGTGATGTTGAGCAGTTGGAAAGTCCTAACCCATTGGATAACAACTACGGTCTTCTCACATCCGCTCATGCGAGAAACCTGTTGGTAACCAGCGGTATTGCTGCTTCCACCGCAGACAAATATGTTTACTTGGGTAACTTCAAGAAAGCGTTTGTCTGGAGAGAAGCCAAGCCTATGGAAGTTGTTCAAGCTCCAGCGAATAATTGGGCCGAGTTCAATCAGGACATTGCGGTTGCCATCAAGGCTTCTTGGTGGGGTTCTGCTGGTGTTACTGATCCTCGTTATGTTGTTCAAGGACTCCCTGCTTAGTCCTACCTACCCTGAGGTTGGGGGCCAGTTCTTGGCCCCTAGCTTTCTTTTTAAGAGGTTATTATGCCAACTCCAGCCGAAAACCTCCTGACCATACGAAACAACTATATAAACGCATTAGTAGAGGATTCTACTAACCCTCAACCTTCTTATTCATGGGAAGGTGTTGCTGTTTCTAGAACAGA